GAATTCCTGGTATGAAGTTTGGTGCCGTCACCGCGGTGTCATCATAGTACCAGTATTGGGGAATCATCGAGACGAGAGTGAACACGTCGTATCGAGGAGTAGTAGTTCCCTGAAGTAGTAAAATTGTTCCAGTTCTGGCAGTCATTTGACAGCCTCCTTAAAATTTTGATAAGACTATTTACAACGCGGCGATGAACTCATTTATCTTTGCCATGAAGTTCCGGTCTTCTTCTTCGGCAATGAAGACTCCGATCATCCTACGACCGCCGTTATCTAGTGTCTTGATCGGATCAAGTTTTTGATCAGTTAGAGTGCGAGTAAATGACTGCAACTGGTCATCGGGAGAGATGACGAAGTGGTAGTAGTAATAAGTGTTAGCTTTCTTCTTCATTTTGCTTCCTCGCTCAAAGAGGCTGCACCCCAAACGTCATTCCAAGAACCAGTCAGAGCTCCTTTAGAATAGCTTGACTCAGTCTGCTCGAAGAAGTTCGAGTGTGATTGCAGTACGGTCATCTCGTCTACCCACGGTAGCGGATTCTTCTTAACTTTGAAGATTCCTTTCAAGCCCAAACCAATCAATCTGCGGTCGGAGATGTAACGGATGTACTGGTGCATGTCTTCCTTGCTTAAACCTTCCATTCCACCTTGCTCGTATGCCAGGTCGATGAATTTGTCCTCAAGCTCGACCATCTTCTCGGCGATGGTATAGAGCTGTGACTTCAGATCATCATTCCAAACGTCGGGATTTTCCTTGACGAAGGTGCGGAATAACTTGGTCATCGCCTCGACGTGAATGTCTTCGTCGAGGATCGACCAGGTCACGATCTTCACCATTCCTGGCATCAAGCCCTGCCGCCCGAAGTTCAACAGCATCGCGAAGGAGCTGAACAGTTGCATTCCCTCGGTGAAGGCCGAGACAGCAGTCATCTGTTGGATGATGTATTTCTTGTCCTTGCCCTCAATATCATCAAAGTACCTCTGCTTAGCAGCCATTGCCTCATACTCGAGAAACTCGTTGAAGATCTTGTCAGGAAGACCTAATGTTTCAATCAAGTGTGCATACGCAGCGATGTGAATCGCTTCACGAGCAGCAAAAGATAGCAGCATCATCCTAACCTCAGGTTGAGGGAACGTTGGCAGATAGTTCTTGACGTAGGCTCCTGCTACCGAGATGTCACCTTGAGTAAACAAACGGAAGATCTGCAGCAAGAAGTTCTTCTGTCCCTTCGTCAGCTTGTTATTCCAGTGATCGATGTCATTCTGCATCGGGATCTCTTTCGGAAGCCAGTGAATTCCCTCATGTTTTTCCCACATCTCAAAGCACCAGGGGTATTTGAATGGCTTAAATGAGTGACGTTCATCAGTCAGTTTTAACTTTACATGTGTGTTCATATTCATCCTTCGCACGCGATGCAGGTTTCACCAGCAGCGATGTCTTTGAGTAGTTGAATGTCATCTTCAAGCTTTTGTCTAACGACTTTCTTACTGACGGAAGTATTGTGCAGCTTCTCGGAACGACAGTAGTAGAGAGTCTTCAAACCTTTTCGCCAGGCCGCGAAGTGAATCGCGTGGAGTCGGGCGATCGTGATCGTAGGCTCTATGAACAAATTGATTGACTGGGCTTGATCGATGTAGTTTTGACGATCGCCTGCATGTTCGATGATCCAGAGGTTGTTGATCTCAGAAGCGGTCTTGAAAACTTCCTTGTCTTCGACGTTCATCCACTTGAGTTGTTGAACAGAACCAGCTGCGTTAACGATCTCTTGCCATTGTTCATCGACCCAAGCTTCAACATCTTCTCCTTCTAGGTTCTTTGGGGTATATCCTCTGATGACTTTGTCTAAGAACTTGTTCTTCTGAGTATACGATCCGCTCATGGTGTCCTGACGGAAGGCGTTTGCTCTCCACGGCTCGACGCTAGGAGAAGTGTTGCCACAGATAAGACTGTTTGAAGCAGTTGGAGCAAGCGCCATCAGATGAGTGAAGCGTAGACCGGTTCCCTCGAGGAGAGGCGGAGATCCACGCTCTGCACCCAGCTTGACGTTGGCATTATCAAGCATCTTTCGGTAAGTCTTGAAGATGTTGTTGTTGATCGACTTGGCTATCGCACACTCAAATGGGATGTTCTTAGACTGGAGGTATGAGTGGAATCCCATCACTCCGAGCCCAATCGAGCGTTCACGCCTCGCGGAGTTGATCGCGCGTTGGATCTCTTTAGGAGCATGCTCGATGAAGTACGTCATAACGTTGTCCATCATCTCCGCAATATCAAGGAAGAACTGCTCATTGTCCTTGTACTCGTTCCAGTACTCAAGATTAATCGAGCTAAGACAGCAGACAGCAGAGTTCTCAGCGTCGGTCGCTAGAGTGATCTCGGAGCAGAGATTGCTGTGGTGAACTTTTAGACCGAGCTTCTTGTAAGCTTCAGGAGCACTATTGTTCACTGTGTCACTGAAGAAGACATACGGTTCACCGCGACCCGCTCCTGCTCGAAGCTCTAACAGCTTCTCCCAGAGTTCCTTCGCGGAGACAACTTCTTTAACTGTACCCGAATGCGGCTCGATCAGTTCCCAAGAATCATCCGCGTTCTTATCATACATACAGCGTTCAATAATCTGCATGAACTTGTCAGGGATATTCACAGCATTGTGAAGATTCAAGCACTTGCGATTGGGGTCGCCTGTAACCTTGCGCATGTCAAGGAACTCGATGATTTCCGGATGACTTATGTCCATGTAGACAGCGTAAGAACCGCGGCGTGTAGTTCCTTGTTTGTAAGCGAGAGAAGCTGCGTCGTACGTCTTCATGTGAGGGATCACACCAACAGACTTCTCATCCTGCCCGCGGATGCCGAAGTAGAGTCCTACACCGCCACCCAACATCGACATCCAGTTAGCTTCCGACAGAGTGTCAACTAGACCGGAGCTAGTGTCAGGTACGTAGGGAAGAAAGCAGCTGATGGGGAGTCCACGCTTGTTTCGTCCGAAGGAGAGGATAGGAGTTGAGTAGCCGAACCAGTGCTTCGAGGAGTAATAGTAGAGACGTTGTGAGTGAGCTAGATCGGTTCCGAATGCGGCCGACACAAAAGCATAACGATGCTGTGGTGAGGTTTCTCCTGCCATGAAGTAGGAGTCGCGAATTCGGTCAAGGCTGATCTTGTCAAAAAGTGAATCTCGAGAGGAGTCGATCGTGATTTGCTTTGCTTTTGCTTTTGTTTGCTCGATAAACTTGCTAGATTGTTTCATCTTGGCTTGCATGTTGAAGATTGTTCCGGAGCGGTTAAGCTCCGGAAACGTCAAGGAAAGCCTTGGCTTGACTTAATTCTGGTTACTGCTATGATATGTTATAGTGATTCTATCATCTTCCTAGAGAGACGGATATTTATCCAAGCTCTCAGAAGGAAAGAAGCGTACTCTTCTGTACGTCGATCTTCTTGTTGAGATTGCACTGCATCAAGAAGTTTGAGTTGCTGATGTTTGCCTTACCATCAAGGAATTTTAGGACTTCATTTGCCATGTCGGTACCGGTACAAACTGGGACATTCTGACAGATGTTGTTAGTAGCTCCGGTGACTAGTTCAAAGTCATGAGGTAGACCCATCATGTGCATACATTCTCGAGTAGTCAGCACACGATCCTTCGTCGGGTGAATCGCGTAGAGAGTTCGACTGATGAGAGTAGCCATTACTTCAGTTGACTGGTAGATCGGAAATGAACCATCCCAGAAACCCCCTTTGGTGTTGACCTTGTTAATAACACGTTCAGCTTCACGATAATGTTTGTCATGACCGTTTGCCTTCATCCAGTCACGCGCTTCTTCAAGTTGTTTGGTTAGCAGCAGATAGGTCAGTAGAGTGAAGCCGTTTCGTCCGGTCTCTTTCAGCCACTTGCGCATGTCGTTGATCCCTTGGCCGTTATACTTGTGCTGTAGGAACATGATGTACGGGTTGGTCAAGAGGTGACGTTCTGCTTCTGCAAGATCAGCAGCAGAATGATGTAGAACGTTGTCAGGGACTGTGTCAAGATAATCGGCAAAGGCCAGACGAGGCTTGTCATAGTAGTCAAAAATCGGTGCATTCGAATCTCTCCAGAAGAAGTAAAACGTGCGCTTTCTGGTCTGCGGGATACCGTGTAACATCGTGTTAGTTCGGTAGATCGAGAATGAGTAACCGTTCTTCTCTGCTTGCTGACGAAGTTGTTCACGTACATGGGCCCCACCGTTAGAGTATAGAGCAGGAGCATTTTCTCCCCAGAATACTCTCGGACGCAGCTCTTCGGTCATGAACCTCGCGGTTTCTAGCATCCAGTAGTTCATCTTGGCCCGCTGTTCTGGAGAACCAGAACTCAACAAAGACAAACCAGCACATGGACACACCGCGTTGACGAAGTCTACGTCTTGGTGCTTTGAAACATCAAAGCCATGATCGGGTATATCTAGGAGATAGTGCGGTGTGTTTGGAAAGTATGCTTTAGCATTCTTCTCATTCTCACCGAAGGGAGAGTATGAGACGAAGAAGTCAGGATCTTGACCAGTTGCACGCTTACCTGCAACTGAGAGCCCACCTATGAGCGGAACAGCCGTTCCCCAAGTATATTTTTTTGTCATTTTGTTTGTATCCAGAGTTATGATTTTGATTGTGTGGTTTTCCACATCTTCTTGCAGAGTCTTGCATTTCTTGCAATCTCGTTAGATCGTTCGTAATTTTCTTCACGCCAGGCTGCTTGATATTCTCGATTCTTTTCGAGCCAATGATCACGATGGGTGGAGCGGTATCGTTGTTGTTTTTCTGCGTTTGGGCTAAACGGTCTTACTTCGCCCTTGCGACGACGGCCTCTTGGAAAGCCAGTAGGTTTGTAATTGCTGCTCATATCTATTTCTTTTCTATCAAAACTCAAGATGCCTGACGTTTTCTTTCTCAGTTAGATCATGCACGACCATGATTACGTGAACGTCAGGACACTCCTTCCTAATCACGTTAGCTTGCACTTCGTCGTCTTCCCAATGTGCTATCACATTGTATCCGGCAGACTTCAACTCATTGATTGTTCGAGCTTTGTGTTGACCAGCAGATTCACGGGTTTTCTCCTCATATTTAAGAGGATTGTAGAAGACGCGATTCATGATGCATCGTTTGGCGAGCATTGCCTCTGTCTCAGGCTTCTCTTCAAAGCTTCGACCGGTGATGATAATATCGTTTGGCTCCGGCCGAAGACCACGAATATCTTTGTTGATAAAAATTACTCCGTCGCAATCCCAAGAATATATTTCCATGCTATCTCCTAAACAGAACATCTGTAATAACATTTGTCAGTTTCGTATTGTATCATCAGACCATGCTTAATGTCATTTATCAAAGACCGGGTTCCACCCGATTCTTTTGTACTAAGATTATATCGAGTTGTCAGGACAAAAGCACCACCCTTGTTTGGATCCTCGTAACGAATCGTCGTTCCTTGTTTCATGTACGGCTTTGTCCAAGAGATCCACTTCCCCTCTATGAGAACTTCAAGTTGCTTCGTAGACTCTACATTTAGAGGGATCTGTAGAGTCTCGTATGTGACCTTCAGCGCAGGGACAAGTATCGTTGTAGATTGAAGTTTTATCTTGTAGTTCTCACAAAACGATTATATTGTGCAAACCAGATAGCTCCACAATGACACTTTAGCGGAAGTAGATCACCTCTTTTGGGCACAGTTTGATCAGGACTGTAGTTTCCGATCGCAGTAGCATACCCTACTTCTCCGCGATGAAGATCTCTCAAAACTTCAGCTACACGATGTCCCTGCTCACAGAGGATGATCGTTCCAGCTGGGTACATTAATTCACCGAATTCACTCATATCAAGCTCATGAATAGATTGGAGTAACCTTGGTGATGTTCGTCTTTAGTTCCATGACAGCAAGTCCTTCTTCTTAGTGTAGCGTTTCATAACGTCACTTGTAATTTTCAACAGATCTTCGGAGCGCTTCTGAAAAGAGTGCTTCTGGTATGTAGAATCAGCAAGGTAACAAGATTCTGCATCAAACGGATCAAATCTATCACTGACCTGAGAATATAGATTGATTGCTTCCCTGAGTTCTTCTGCTGCTGTCTTCTGTGAGACATTGATCAATGCAACATCGTCTTTCGTGAGGAGGTGACATGCAGCATGATCGAGAAGTCCGTCCCGCTCTTTTGCAAATACGATCGAGTAGACTCCGTAAGATGCGGCCTCGAGCAGTGCGACGGGAGCGGCTTCAACAGTACAGGGGATGAAGCATCCCGCAGCGTGAGCCAAGCAGTCAAGAAGCTCATGGCGAGGCGCGTTGTGATGGACGATAATGTTGGAGGTAAGGTGAGGTAGTATCTTATTAGTATAGTATTCATTTTCGGCAAGAGGTCCAGGATGTGCTAAGAACATGTGAAGTTTGTAGTCTAAACCCTTTGACAGTTCAAGAAGTTTAGAAACGTTCTTGATTGGGTCGGGGCGACTGATCACAATGAAAAATTTATCAGGCTGCTTGATCGTCTGTTTCTCAATGAAGATCGGATAGCAGTACTTGTCATATACTTGATCGATCTCATGCTCGGTAATGAAGCTGAACGAGTCACTTCCACTGTTCAATCTTTTCTTAAGAGCAAGTCTCCAGAGATCTCTCTGATACTCAGATACACAAACAAGATCTCCGCCGGCCTTAGTCATCGCGAGGTAGTGTTGAACCTTGGCGATAATGCCGATGTCCATTGCTGTATCTGGAAGATTATGTACAAAACAGAGAGTAGGAATCTTGGCGGCAAATCCAGCAGAGATCCGAACGTGTGAGCTAGAAAAACTGTGATTGATGATCAGATCAGGCTGAACTTCAGAGATGAATCCTTGGATGTCTGCAGCCAACGTCTTACTATGTTTAGCCTTATCAGCTCGTTTCAAATCTCCACAGCCATCTTGAGCTGGTAAAGTACATTTACAGAGATGGAAATCAGGGTGATCATTGAAAGATTCAGAACAACTAGGAGCAATGAAGTACACTTCCCAACCGGCATTTAGGAAGATCTTGACGTGCAATCTCTCTACCGTCTGAATTCCACCGCTAATCTTGGTAGCATGGTTCTTGTTGAGAGTTTGTCCGATGATTACTAGTTTCATTTGTCGTGTCCAAAACATGTAGGGTCTTTACACTCTCCACCACGAAAGCGAAAGTGTGGTTCTTGAGGGGTGATTCTGATCGTCTCTTCAAAGAAGCGGTAGTCTTCGATCGTTCGAACGATCTTGAGAGCTTTCAAAGCTCCACCACCTGAGCTATTGCAGATTGAGGGGCTGTGAATCATTCGAATCTTTTCTCCGGGAACGTTCAACCACCATCCTTCTCTTCCACCCAAGACTCCCCAGTAGAGAGTTATCATGTACTCATTTTGAGTTACCTCTATTATCATAATATGTTTGACAGTCAATGCATCGTGTTGCGCTCGGCACGGCTTCGAGCCTAGAAGATCCGATCTCTTCAGCACAATCTAAACAGATAGTAGTCAAGGACTTCTTTTTGAGAGCTTCACGTACGGCATCAAGTGAAGCATTCAGAACTTCTTCATGATGTAAGAACGGTGAATCATCACCGGTAACTTGAATAGTGTTTGGCATTTAGAATTCCAGTAAGCAATTTAAACTTGTATTTACATGGGTTGTAACTTTACCTTTAGACGGTGCTGGTAGAGGATTTCCTTGTTCACGAGACACAAGAGCTGATAGGTCGGGATCAACTCCACAGCGACGCTTCTCGATCAGGTGAGGGTTATTCTTCAGACGGTCATAGATGCCGTACTGACAGTGAGCAACTTCACATCCGTAGACCATGAACTTGTCCTGGTTGAACGAGAACATCTTCTTACCGTTTGCGGCGTTCTCGATGTTCCAGAGAACTGGGTTAAATGAGATCCGAGGATAGAGACGCTTCTGATTCTGTTCGATCCAAACGACAAGGTCACCGTACGGCATCTTCTTGACCTTTTGGTGAAGTGTCGGAAACATCAGATCCATCGTATGGCAAGCTCCTGGCCCAGGAACACAAAACTTCTCGTCATGATGGTACGCAGTTCCTGGGATTAATGAGCAGTCGATTCCTAGGTGGTAGCCGTAGTAAGCACCGATGCCTTGCTCTGAAGTGATCAGGTTGAAAGTTTCTTGAAGATTCTTAGCTCCGAGAATTTTATCAATCAGACCTTTAGAAATGAAACCGGCAATCCACTCAACGATGTCAGTGTTTGAGGCTGCCCGTGTTGAATCGTTGTATTTGACCCGACAGAAATTTCGGGCAGCCGTCTGAAGACTGGTATGCAGTTCGGTAGTGCCGTAGAACTTGTGACCGTGAAGCTTTGCATACTCTGCATTCTCTCTCATCCACTGTACGTAGTCTGGATCGACGTTGATGCGCTCAAAGTCAAGATGAGCTTTCTTCGGGTCGGTGATGCCGGTCAGCAGACTGTGAATGCGACGACCACCGTACAGGTGGGAGATAACCGCGTTGCAAGCCTTGTTCCGATCATTTAGCGAGTCCTCAAGTACAACGTTCTGACCGAGATAACGCATGCGATCATCGCCGCAGATCGAGAAGTGAAAATACTCTACGTCTTGGCCTAAAGCGGCTTCACCACCATCGTCATATGATGAGAGAGCACCCATCTTGTGGAGAAGGCGCTCGTTGATCTTGAAGAAGAAGTGCTCGACGTCCTTGACGCGTTTCCAGTCAAGAGATTGTTCAATGAGATTATTCATGTGTACTCATGGCTCCAAGACCAAACCTGGTAGCTTTAAGTTTTAAGATGGCTTCCATTTCATAAGCAAGGCTTGACATTTCTGTTTTACTTGCTCTTTGTTCTGGAGTCAATACTTAGTGATCGACGTTCTTGATGAGTTTCAAGTAATCCATTCCACCGGCTTCGTACTCTTCTTTCATGAAAGCTAATGCGTCAGCTTTATTTGTCTGACGTTCTGTCATCTTAGTCAGGCGACGATTTGCTAGCTCAGTACATTCATGAAGAGAATCTTCATAAGTGAGCTGTTTTGGCGGTGTTTTCTGAGTAAACGCCGATGGTCCGCGTAAGCATCCGACCAACCCCAATTCCTTTGCGACCTTGATGTATCGAATTGCATCAATCACAACTCCAGCAGAGTTCTCAGAATCTTGAACTGATAACTTGCAGTCTAATGTAACAGGAGCATCACCAAATCCACGCATGTGTAGATTAAAGTAAGCAATCTTATTATCCTTCAAATACGGGATGAAAGTCGATGGGCCGGCAAACAGGGCTTCTGGATTTACAGGGATACCACGTAGGTCATTCTGAGCACGAATGACGTTCTCTTTAGAGACTTTTTTGTGAGCTAACCGATTTTGTACCATCATATTGTTGAAGTCAGTGTTTCCGCCAACGTTAATCTGCTGATGGTAATCTACTTCCATTCCGCGACCAAAAGCTAGTTCTTGTAGCATCTGTGACAAGATTGAAGCTCCAAATTGGGACTTCATATCAGAACCGATGTAGGGCAGTCCAGCATTGATGAATTTTTCTTCCCAATCAGGGCCGTTGATGGTTAATACTGGCATGCAGTTCAAGAACGATACTCCAGCATCAACCGCAGCTTGTGCATAGAATTCTGTAGCTTCTTTAGAACCGACCGGTAGATAGTTAATGAGAATTTCTGCGCCGCTATCCTTGAGAGTCTGAACTACATCTACAGAATCTTCATTAGAGATACGGAAGCCATATTTCTCTGGCTGGTTTTGCATGTATTCTGATACACCGTCAAGAACCGGTCCCATCTGTACGATTGGACCATCAGGTACATCCTTGCAAAATACACGAGCACAATTTGGGTGAGCAAAGATCGCTTCTCCAGTAGGACGACCAACTTTGCGACGATCAACATCGAAGGTAGCAACAATTTGAATGTCAGCAGGATGATAGCCACCGATACGAGGAAACATTACACCGGGGATCGAACGACCTTCTGCATCTTCATCATGATCCTTGTAGTATTCAAGCCCTTGATAGAGTGAAGAGAAACAATTACCGACACCGATTACTGCTACTTTAATTTTCTTAGACATAAATCTTCCTTGTGTTATTTCAGTTTAAGGGCATTGGCTCAGTTAAGAGAGTAGGCCTCTGACTTCTATTTACTAGATGTTCATTCTAACTCATTTTTTTGAGATAGTACATTTGTCTTAATCGTAATCTTCACCGTCATAAGTAGAGTAATCGCGGAGCTTGCTCCCGTAGCTATTTTTGCTAAATTCTTCGTACTCTGCCTTGGCCTGATCAGCCCATGATTTTACGATCTTCGTCTCATATGTGACTAGATCCACTATCGCAATTCTCTGATCTTCTACAGGGTTGTCAAGATCTTCTATCAAAGATGAGATGTAGCAATCATCTGAGTAACGATCAATGAACTCTTGATCAAGGGCTATCGCGAGGTGAACTCTGATCTTAGGTCTCAGTTCAATTTCTTGCTGGAAGGCAACTTTTGTTACCCTGAGATTCGTCTGGAGCTCTCGTACAAGAATCTTCTGAACTGTCGAAGCGAAGTTAGATTCATTAGAATAGTCACCACCGTAGAGTTGTTGCTGAGCAAACGTTAAGAGGATCTTAGGTCGATCTTCAAGAGCTCGAAGAATCAACAGAGTGACTTCGTCAATGAGTTTGTTGCTAAGATCTTCATTCTTAGCGAGGTCGCACATGTCACCCACTACTGAAACGGCAAAATCTGGTGCTTCATCCGAGGGAGACTTACGAGGAGCATGCGCCCCAGAAAGAGGATTGATGCTTGATCCTGGGGACGTCAGAGGAAGCTGCTGAAGGGACATTGCCATTTCTTTCTCCATTTCTTCTCGAGTAGGCAGTCCTAAGTATCTTATCATCTCAGAATGGCTGATAAAACCTTGTGTATACAGGTCAGCTACTTTTTCTAAACGATCTTGATGCATCAGAAATCAAGCAACATGCTCACTGGCTTCTTAGGAGCTTGTGCGAAATATGGATTGCTGACGTTGTTTACGAGGTCCCAGCGATAGAACTTTCTTGCAAGATGCACCGATCTTGGACGTTCCATGAACGTCTGCATATACTCAATACCGTCCATCTTGTACCAAGAATCAGGCCAAGAATAGAGACTCCATCCCGAGTTCCTTGCTGCCATCCCGGCGAGAGTATCTTTAAAAAGGTCCACGATGATTCGACGCTCTACGCGGGTACCAGTGAATGGAGTTCCCTTATAGCAACCTGTAGTCGGAATACGGCGAGTCTCGTCCTCGATGGGGACCGGGGTGACAAGCTCAATCGGACGATCTAGAGATTGAAGCTGGGCTTCATAGCGCTTGAGTAAATCTTTCGTGTAAGCAATCGGATCTGCCTCACGGTAGATGTGATGACGAATGTCTATGTTTCCCCAGTAACAAGTCAGAGAATCAATGTCTTTAAGATCAAATCCCTCATCGGTAATCTCTTTCTGGATTGTCTTCTTCAAGACTCCGTTCAGAGTACGACCGTCCTTGCGAAGAACCATTTGTCCTGCACGATATACCGAGTGGGCATGCGAGTCACCCATTGTAAGATGACGAACCTTACCCGGAGCATAGTGCAATGCAGGTTCTTTGATCTGAAGAACATTCTGGCATCGTTGAGATACCTTTGCCCAGTCACATGCAGCCCAGTAATCAGACTGAGTACCCTTCTTAACGCGGCACAATTCGCCGTAGTCAGGCATCTTGTAGTCAAGAGAGATGTAGGTGATATGATCATGTTGAGGCCAAGCAAGACGTTCATAGAACTTTGCAGCATGTTCAACCATTCCGTCAAAGACGTTCAATGCCTGAACATACCCTGGACGGGCTTCATGGAAGTCCATTCCATGGTAGATGAAGATCGTGTCAAATTCACTCCAGTCACGAGAGTGACGAGGGATATCTTCATCGCATACCTTGACGTCAATTCCAAGGTTTCGCAGTTGATTGGCACGAAGATGTGCCCAGCTAGATTGGTGGGAGTACATTGATGATGCTAATTTCCTACTCATCAGATCAATTCCAGCTTTCATTACAATTCCTTACTTACAGGTAGTTCAACGAAGATCTCACCATTCCAATCAGCAGCAAACTGCGTAGCTGCGGCTTTGTCGGTGAACCAAAATTTGAAGTCATATCCTGGTCGCTGAAGAACTCTACCCCACTCATGGAATTCTTTCAGCGTACGATATGCTTTGCTTACAGTTACTTCATTCGACTCAACATGATCAATTAGCTTCTTGATCGTCTCCATCGTATCAGGAGTTTTGATGTTGACTACGAATCTCATTCTTCTTTCCAATTCAAGTTCAGTGGCTCAAAGTAGATCTTTTCTGGTTGAAGATAGACTAGACCAGGACGACGAAAATTAACATCAAATCCAGCAGGTACATCATATGACAGTGTGATGTGTGGAATGTAATCGTCGAAGTCATGAATTGCACCGGCGTTGATCAGCTCATCGTGAAGTTTAATCAGCTCTGGAGCTACCAAGGTCATCACTAATACTTTCTTTTCCGGTGTTTCAGGCGAAGAAGGGAACAGTTCAAACGCTTTTGGAGTAAAAACCCACCCAAGCTTCTTCAGTTCTTCAGCGTCCATACTTCGATAGTCAGAAGTAGCAATCGGCTTTCTGCTGTAGATTAGAGTAGTGTGAAACTTCTCAGCTGAGAGAGGATTAGGGATACCCCAGATCTTCATCAGCTGTTCAAGTACTACACAGGAAGCTTCGGTGTACTTCACCGCCCCATAGGTTCCGTTTCGACGTTCGATCAAAGAGCAGCTTCTTTCTGTTTACGTGAATATGGTTTCAAAAGAAAATTTCTCTTCTTTGTTTCACTTATCTTAGCACAAACTTCTGGCGGTCTAGGCCCTATTTTCTTACCCTTCAGACCGGCATGCATTTTCTTTACATTCTCTCGCTTTTGTTCAATTGTTCTAGATGCGTTTGCTTTTCTAGCTTTTGCTGATCTCTGTTCTGGAGTACCATAATTTGAATGCCCTTCACCACCGTCAGTGAAGTTCCAAAGAGTTCCAGTTTCAAGATCACGTCTACCAAACTTTTGAATGAGATCTCTTTCAAGAGCGAAAGCTATCTCTTCAGTTTCACATTCAATGATCTCAATCAACTGATCGAAACCAGATTCTTTAATGAAGTTTATTCGACTTTGAGCACTTTTGTTCTTCCTGGCATAAACTCTTGAAGGCTGACCCTTACCCACATAGAAAGGTTCCATGTTTCTAGTAGGGTCACGATAAATGTAACATACAAACATCAGAGAATAAGTTCCATAGCAGTCATATTCCCCATGTGTTTGCCAAGATCCTGTGGAGTAAGTAAGCAACAGTAACTGAGATCAGCTCTCATCTCGTTTCGAATCGAGTGCGTAGATTCCGGGAGCTGTCCAACCGGATGCAGCGTCATGTGCATTCTCGGGATCATCACGTAAGTGCAGGTATCACGCGGTATCAGATCAAGAAGAACTACAGGTGACGTGTAGTAATCGTGCATCTCCGGATGCATCAGCAAAGCGAGATAGTTGCTTGAAGCGCATTGGGTGATCGGAACTGTGTCGATCATCTTGGTATCTTCATCTACGATCAAGAGGTTCCAAGACACCGGGACGTTGAAGTCAAAGCCGTTGATTCTGACGCGAACCGTTGGTCCTTGTGTTTCCTCGAGGAGGTTGATCGGCCTCAAGAGAAAGTCATTTACTGAGGCATCATAGAACCAACTGAATTTTGGAACTACTGGACCTGAAACGTTGTCGATTAGATGCGGAAAACCATATTCGGGCAAGATTAACACTTGAAGCCTTTCAAAGATTGCCTTAACATTATATCATTGTTTAAGACGTAAGTAAACTATTGATGAACTTCTTCGGCTAAATCATTGATAGTCTCTTGAAGATGTTCTGTAAGACCAATGAATCCATCAGTTTCGCTCTCTTCAGAAAAGCCTCTAAACTTAACACGGGCTGGATATGCAGCGATTACCCTACCATTTTCTTCTATGTCAAGAATTATCGCCCAACCAAATGTATGTAAGATGCGATTGACCCACCAAAGTAGCTTGGTAGCTTTAAATTCTTCCCAACTTTTTCGTTCTATCATTTATAGGATAGCTTCTTCACTTTCAACATTGGGTATCCAGCTTCATTATAGTAAAGAGATCTAGATTTCCAGTGCTTCTTGGCATACTTGAGCCTGGAGTAAGCGTCTACGACGAAGATCTTGTTCTTGTCACCCTTCTTACGCAAACCGCGACCGACTGCCTGTATGCACTTGACAAAAGACTTACCAGTGTCTAACATGACTAGACAAAAGATTCGGTCGATACTGAGACCTGTAGAAGCAATACCAGCAGAGGCGATCACACAGATGTCATTCTGTTCAGCGTACTTCGCATATTCTTCTTGACGCAATTGGGCTTTACTGCCACCGTCGAGGTACACAGCGTCTGGAATCAATGCAGCAATGTCTCTTCCCTGCTGTAGGGACTGAGTATTCACCAGGACCATCGTGTTACCGTACTTAGCACGAAGCTCTTGGATGTACTTTGCCAAGGCTTCATTGCGTTCATCGTGCCTTGTAAGGTAGGCTCTCTCTGAAGCGTAGTCGGGTAGTTCAGGATCCTCGTCGATCGTTTCGATCGGTTCGATCAAGATTTCAGAGAGATAGCCGTTTGCGATTAACCAGGAAGCATGAACTTCACGAACGATTCGACCAATAGACAGCTTCAAGCTATACTGGTCAACTTGTGGTTTCGGGAAGGTTCCGGTGCAACCGTAGCGGTGTGAGATGTGCTTGCCGTGGTTGTTGATTAGTTCTTTAATAACGTTCGCTTTCGCTCCATGTGCTTCATCGACAATGATTGCCTGAAAGAAGCTCATGTAGTGAGGGACGTTTTGAAGAGACTGCCAAGTTCCCACGACGATGGGATGGTCGATGTCTTTTTGACTACCAGAGTACTCTCCTACTGTTACAGGATATGCTGCTAACTTTTCACGAAATTCAGCAACTGTTTGTGTCACGAGGTCAGCAGACGGCACAATGATGAGGGTTTGCAGACCGTTGAGGTGAAGTACCATCGACAATGCCGCACACATCGAGGTCTTGCCTGCTCCGGTAGCACAGATCGCAAATCCGGAGCCTTCTTCGAGGAGTGAGTTAACAACGTCTACTTGATACGGACGAAGCTTAAAGTGTTCAAGCCCGAAGAAGTTTTCGTCAACTCTGTCGGTGATGACAGGAGCTGGCATGCGCTTGTCGATGAGGTCGACTTCATATCCCCATGAACAGATGTAGGGAAGAATCTCATCGAGGATCTTTGTGTAGGTCTTACCGTTCTTCTCAAAGAATCGGAGCTTACCATCCCAGCGCCTAAGCTGGTATGCTGGCATATGAAAATATCCGTCAACGAAGACTCCGAATTTTTCCCAAAGCAAGTCAAGGTGTTCTGGGCGGAGTCCCCCTAGTCGACAATTTACTTCATCATCTAGGTGAATTGTACACATAAGTGTCATTTGTAATTTACACCCGCCTCATTCAAGAGGTTCTTAAGCTTCTTTCTGAAACTATACTTCTCAGACTCGGTCATGCAGTCATAAGCAGCTCCGAGAAGAGTCGACTGATCTATCTCATAGACGATCTTGTCGACAACGATCTCTGCCATGTCGATTAGCTTGACTCCGTCTATGTAAGGCATACTTTAAGCCTTATCAGCGCGTTCTTGCGCTGCCTTGTCAGAGTACTTACCACCGGCGTAACGAATGCTCAGCTTCTTCTTGTTCGCGGTGATAGTTTCTTCACGAGTTATGCCAAGCCCTTGACGCAGTCCTTCCATGTAGAACTCAAGGTCACCGAGCTCTTCAACGACGTTCTCGCGGTCGAGGGGCTTGTTGTAGATTGCGGCTTTCTTGATCGCATCGAGCAATTCACCAGCTTCACCGGACACACCGAGAACCATGTGAACGATGTGAGCTTTTTCAGGAGTGAGAGTAGCAAGAATGTCTACACCCGGCTTGGCGAGGGCTGCGATCATCTCTGGGTAGTTAATCTGATTGTGTGGCATGGTTAGCTTTCCTGTTTGTTGTGATATGTTTCCAAGCTTCTTCAATGAGGAGAAGCTGTCGTCTGAATGCTAGAGAAGGATAATCCTGAAGAGACGAATTCGTAGCTAATTTAGCTTCTTCTTCGGTGACGCTTCTAAAGACCGACGAAAGTTCTAGGGCTCTTTGCTTGAGAGTCGGATCACCAAGGGTTTCTGCTAGCTTTGAATATGTCTGAAGTGCAGTGGTGATGATCTCTATGTCTGAAACTTTTTGCGATTGAGTCATTGTAATCTCCTTTCGAGATTTAGTACATTAAAGCACAGTGTCTTGCAGTTGAGCGATTCGAAGTTTGACTATATGGCCCAAACTCCAGCCCATGCTCTTGAGAGCTTCAACGATCGACTCTAGACGACGTTTGGTGTGTTGAACTTCCATGAGAACTTCTAGAGCATTAACGTATCTCGGTTCGCTCTTGATGTACTGTTGAATCTCTCTTGGACCGAGAGCTCGTTGACTCGTCTCATTGATCTGGCGATAAAGATCAGACTCGATCTCTTCTACCTTGGCCTTGATAGCTTCCTCGATAGTCTTACACTCTTGTAGCATCTGATCATATGTCATAAGATCTTTGGCGTGGGTCTTACAAGCTTCCTCAAGATTACGGCCTTGAAGTTCAAAGCAGACTTCGGCAGCGTCGATGAGTTGTTCATACAACACAATGCGCCCTGGAACTTTGTTGAGATTTAGCTCTCTCTTGGTGTCTTGGATGAATGACATTTTATGTAACGAGCTCGTCTTCTAACTCAACCATCCAACTGGGTTCGAGTGTATTAGTCTCTTCAGTAAGAACGAAGTAATCTTGCAAAAACCGATGATCAAACGTTTTAGCTTGTACATCTCTAACCGGCTTCTCTTGAAGTTGCGTCGCGAGGGCTTCTGCTTTCTCTGCGAGACTCTCTATCAAAAGTGACTTGCTCTCCACCATTGATAGAGAGCAAGTTAACAGTGCAGTTAGATCACTGGGCAGTTGCTTCATTGACGCCTACCTTGCAGAGGACTTCAGAGATCGGGATTACTAGAAAAGTGTCCTTGTTCACCGAGATCTCACGAGCAGATTGACGAACGAAGATGATTCGGTCTCCTGCCTTGACGGGCAGAGGAACCAAATTTCCCTTCTTGTCAACCTTACCTGGCCCCACAGTAAGTACGACACCGTCGACTGGAGCAGTAGAGTTCTTATCAACCACGTCGGGGATCACCAAACCCGAAGCAGTGGTTGTCGGCTTCGGAATCGGAAAGACCATCACGAGGTCGTGAAGTAGAGTAAAGTTAGCTTTCGGAACGGTAATGCTCATTATGCGGCCTCTTCATTTTCAGGTTCAGTATCAGAACCAATTGCTCCAACTTGGAGAACTTCGCCAGTTTCGATGTCAACTACTCCGGCTGACATCACTTCACCTTCAGTCGAAGAAGAGAACATGTCTTCTTCTTCAAACTTCTGGAAAGCGGCCTCGATCTCGATCACCTTTGGGTTTGTAGTCAGAATCTTCAACGCAAATTCATCGGTCAGGTCAGTCTTCTTGAACTTGATCTGCTTGCCGTCAAGTTCAACCAGGAAGCCGTAGCCGTCCTTGGTGATGACGCCGTCATCTTCCCAGCGCTCCAACAGACCAGTAGTCTTGCTCAAACCTTCAGCATACGGAACTTCAAGCTCGATGCGGGTACCAGGCTTAACGAAGCGTGACTTGTAGGTAGCTGCACGCATGCGAATACCCACTTGCTCAGATTCAGCCTTGAGGTTCAACTTGGTCAACAGAGTGATCTGTGAAGCAGAGTACTTCACACCGTTGGTAACTGCCCATGCTCCGTCGCCTGCCATGATGTCAGCTGGGTACACTTGGTCAGTGAAGACGAAGGTTGCGTTGCAGCGTCCAAGACGAGACACCAGAGTACGAAGCAAGTGTTTCTTGTTCTTCGCAGATTGACCTTGATCACCGGTTTGACGACCTTGTTCGAACTTCTCGTTCTCAGAGTCAGTCAGCAAGTTACCCAGAGAGTCAAGTACAATCACCAAGTCAGGAGCTTCCTTGTTGAACTTACCGTAAGCCTTCTCATAACCGGTCAAGAACTCTGACACGACGGAAGTAACGTTTTGAATCGTTACCACCTGTACGTAAGTCAGGTTCTCATCTTTGGTGTTGATGCCAGCGCGAGACATGAACTTCGGATCAAGCGCGTTCTCAGAGTCGATCACCAGACACACCGCACCAGCCTTTTGAGCTTCGCGGATGATGTTACATGTTATATAAGACTTGCCTACGGCAGACGGTCCGACGAACGCGGTCAGACGACCCTGAGGGATCGCCTTAAAGTATGAGCCGGACAGAATGCGATTCAGCGCATAGTTACCGGTAGAGTACCACTTACCGGGTGGAGAGAACTCGGTCGAGACATTCTCAAGCTTCGCGATCTCTTTCTTGAACTTTGTTAAAAATGGAAGAGCCATTGCTTTCCCCTTGAAGAAGTGAAGGGAGGCCCGAAGGCCTCCCTACGCGTTACGACTGATTAAGCGCCGCCGTTTTGACGAGCTTTAAGCTTAGCCAGGATCTCTTGCGGAGACAGCTTACCAGTAGAAGCAGGAGCTGCTTCATTCACCACAGCAGGTGCAGACTGAGTGAATTGTTGGACAACAGAGTCAGCTGATGCAGTTTGCTTCGGAGCAGCAAGCTGGTTATCCAGAGAAGCACTGCCAGTAGAACCGGCAGGATTAGACTTCTCTTCCTCATAGGAACGCCCAGTGAGGAATGCTTCGATCATTGCTTCCATCTGCTCACGCTCGATCTTACCGTAGCGGTACTTCTTGAGGTCATACATTTCGAGGTGAGTCAGCAAGTTCTCTGGGATGCCACTTGACTTACGAGCGAAGTCAGATGTGGTGTAGTCTGCGTATTCACCTTGGTGAGTCTTGTAGATCTTGAAGTTGTAACCATCAACCATGTCATACGGCATCTTGTCGAGGTCGCCCTTGACGATCTTGGCCTCGATGACCTTGTACAGCTTCGGACCGATTGAGATCATGCGGACAGGATTCTCGTCAGCTTTGATCGGGTACTCGAACGGAGTGGAGATGATCACGCCTTGAGCGATGTAATCAATCTTACGCCAGAATGTCTTACCCATCTTCTCGTCGCCTTCGTCGTAGTACTTCTTAGAGTGCTCGCAGCAGGGGCAAGACTCACCGTACATCTTCAAGCAAGCGATGCGCTTCTTCTTACCATTGATGAGCAGTTCGTGGTACTTGTTTTCGACGATGAAGCCAATTGGGTTTTCTTCATCAAGGTCAGGGAGGAAACGGAATTCGACGGTTTCGTCAAAGTCCATCTTGTAGAAGGGGTAGAACTTGTCCCAAAATCCAGTATTGCCTTCGCTGGATCCTTCGGATTCTTTCTTCTTGAAAGCTTCGCGCAGTGCGTTGATATCTAGTGCCATGATTTATTTCCTTATGAAAGTTGTTACTTACGGTTATGATCGGAGACCACCATCCGAGGTGATCACCAGATTATTTATAAGCAGACCGTTTGATCATTTTATTTCAAAACGGTCTGCTTGTACATTTAGTCAAAGATGTACTCGGTTCCAGCTGGATCAGAAGGATGGAAGCCACTTCTTGGTCCGCTTGCAATCCCGCTCAGTTGGATAAACTTTGCTGCTCTTACTGGCTTGATCGCAAGATCTACATACATCTCACCTTGATCGACTCGGTGAGGAGTATTGTTCGTCTCGTCGCAAATAACTACATAGTCGTGAATTCCACCCCGATAGTAAAGCTCTTCAAGAAAGTCCTCGATCGTACCCTTAACGAACTCTCTAAGCTTGTCATCATTTTGTTCGAACAAGCAATACTGCAACGTCTCTTCCATGTGTTGCTGGGTCGTCATCAGAAGTCGAGTGACTCCGACATGATCTAGCTTTGTCTTTTGGATGAGCTCAGGCTCCGACAGAAGCTGTTCGGCAAGAGCTAAAGCTTTTACTTCAAGCTCAGCAAAGCTTGAAGTAACTTCGACCGATTGAAATGGAATTAGAGCAGTTGATTTTGGCTTGTTAAGCTTTTTCTGCATACCAATCTCCATTAGGGCCAGTAACAGTAAGCCGAACTGGTATCGTGACATGATTCTCGACGATCAGTCCCCTGATCGCTCTTTTTTCTTCCAGCTCTTTCTTAATTTGAGCCAGGTATTCTTGAACTTTTTTAGGTGACAGTCCACCGACGTCACCATGGAAGACATTTCGTTCTTCTGGAATACGATTACTCTCTTCAGATAACGGCTCGATCTCAGACTCGGGTTCTTCAATATATTTCCAGTTCAACGAGGACACTTCACTCACTTGATCTATCATCGGTTGAACACCGACGAGATCAGTCGCGATCACTCCGGGTAAGACCCGTCGAATGATTAGAATGTTGCCAGGGATGAAAGCACCAACTCCGAAGGGTGCTTTCATCTCTTCAGCAAGTCTAATGCGCTTGAGGTAGCGTTGTTGAATCACTCAATAACTCCGATGATGTAGTCTTCTCGAACGGTTAAATACTCCAGGCCACCATGCTTGAACTTGATGATGTCGTCCCCGTCTTGATAGAGAACCTTGTCTCCAACTTTGACTTCCATCGGTATGATCTTATCATCGTTCAGGCGACCACGTCCTATAGCAACTACGGTCCCTTGATTCTCATGTTTAGATGGAGTATCAATGAGTACAAGTCCAAAACTTGTGACGAGGTTAGGTATAGTTGGCTTGATGATGAGACGGTCTTGTAGTGGGGTGAGGTTCATTAATTTCTCCATTTGGTGTAATTGTAACACTCTCTTTCAGAGAAGGACATTTAGCTCAAGAATTCAACAAGGTACTCTTGTTTGAACTTTTCTTCACCTATGGTCCTAGTCAGCTTCTCTTGCCAAACTTGATCATAACCAGGAACTGCTAGACCTGAAGCGTAGATTGGATGGAAGCCATTCTTTCCTGTAATAGCACCCCTCCACAGATCTTCAAAGAATTTTCCATTCTCATGTACGTTAGGGGTGGAGGCAACTACTAAACGACCATCATTGCAGATGGTTGGGCAAAGAGAAGTCCACAGCTCATCTTGAAGGCTCTTCTTCACGAATGCTAGCTCATCAAGAAGAACCAAGGAGCAACTGCGCCCACGTACCATATACTCGGTCATTGCCATAGCTTGAATCTTTGAACCGTTGTCAAATTCCATCTCATGTTTATTGTTACAGATTGTTTTAGGCTTCATCCAATCAGAAAGATTCTCATGGATGAAGCGTGCTTTGTCGAGGATCTGAGTTGCAACTGCGTTGTTGAGACATCCGAGAAGAGTGTACTGATCATAATTGAATCGGGAGAACCAGTAAGCAAAGGCTGCCAAATAGAGGTCTTACCAGTCTGACGTCCTTGCATCATGACCGAGAAGCGTTGTTCGTAGAGAGCACGAATTGCTGCTTCTTGAAAGTCATACAGCTTGAAGGGAACTTTTCCCTTGAAAGGATCATTCAAGTAGCAGTAGTTGTTGATGAAGTAAACTGGATCATTCTGGCAACGAATGAGCTCAGTGATCATCTCTGGGGTGTACTCTGTTTTCATATTCTCTCCTATGTTATGAGAAGAAGAACGGGACTGGATCTTCAAAGTCATTCGTCGTTTCTTCGTAAAACTCATTATCTGTTTTGTAGATCTTGTCAAAGATCTCAGGTTCATACTCTGACAGCTTCTTCATGATGCGCATGATGATCAAGACTGCAGAAACTAAGTCATCAGTTGCTCCTTGCTTCGCAGCATAGGAAGCCCCACGAGCGATGTAGTTCTTCAGCTCAAATATCAAAGTTTTTGATCTGAACTTCATGCCACCCTCTACCTTCTCAGTCATGTTCTTCAACTGACGAGCGGCTTCTAGCTTCGGTTTATTCACTGTGCGGAAACCGGTGCGGGTCTCCTTGCCACTGATGAGCTCAGCTTCCTCGGGAAACTTCTCATCGTTGTAGAAAAGAGTCGCGATCGCGGCACCGGCTGAGTTGTTCTCAAAAGACCAGTAGAGAGTAGGCGGCTTACCACTGCGCTTGTCACGAACCGAGAGAATCTTCTGGATCACGAACTTGAGCGCGTTGTAAAGTTGCGTCTCGTTGATCGCGTTGCTACGAAACTCGGCAACTTGCTCAAGAGTCTCTAACTCGAAGACCTCAACCGTTGAGTAGTCTTGCTCTACTCCCTCTGCGACGTCAGCACCGATCATGTAAGTCTTGTGAGGATCGATCTCTTTCCAGAAGGAAAATCCCTTGTCAAGAATGATCGGTGGGTGTTCTTTCATCCCCTGCAGCGTGATTGATTTGATCAGTAGCTGGTCGTCAGATAAAAATTCGCAATTATGTGAAATGACAGAATTTGACAAATATTCATGTTCATCTACATCAGATAGATCATATAAATTGATGTCATGATTGATTATTTCTAATGAAGCTACAGTAAGGCCTGTAGATGTAACAAAGCCTTTTAAGTCTTTAGCTTTTATAAATTTTGGTTGAAATCTACCAAGATGATCTCGTTCTTTTAATTTAACACGATGAGTGAGACTACATTTCAGAATAGATCCATCTGAAAAAATAATTTTTACAAGTTTTGCGTGTTTACTCTTAATGACACCAGAGAATTGGACAAAAGACACACCATTCCAAACTTCTATATTGCTATTTTTTACTCTTGAAGCCATTTAATACACTCCTGGATGCATTTGGATTGATCTCTGACGAAATCATACTCCCAAATGATTTTAACCTGATAGCCATTACTAATAGCAAGATTGATCTTTTTCTTATCCTTTTCCCAGATATCTTCGGCTTTAACTTTTTTTCCATGAGGAAGAGAAACTATGCTATCTGGAAAATAAACCCTTGGTGAAGCATGCCAATAATCTCCGTTAAACTCAATGATCTTTTTATTGAAAACATAATCATAGTGAAATCGTTCAATTCTTAATTCTCCACCAACATATTGAGAGTTTCCACCTATTTCAGTGTGTAAGAAATCGCAGAATTTACGTTGTGGTTTACTTGTGTTTCCAATAAACGGACTTTTTGGAAAATACGGCACCCCATATTTTTCAGTCCAAGTCAACTCGCATTTCTTTCTAATCTCTTTCCAATGCCCAGATTCTTTAAGTTGTTGAATTTTTTTCAATCCTTCTTCTGAATACATTAAACCATCATACTTGGTTCTTTTAGTTGAGATTACTTTTTCATAAATTTTAGTTCGTCTGTTGGGATCCCATTTATATTTTGTTTCAGATGCTGATTGACTGTTAGAATACGTGGGATCATTGTATCGCAACATAGAAGTTTTTCTACGTTTTTCTTTTGCTGAGTCTTGAACTCCCTCTTTAGATAGAGCTTTCTTTATTCTTTCTTTTGTTTTTATACCTTTAGGAGATCTATAGTACGTCTTGAAAACAACACTCTTTCGTTGCCCAATCTCTTTCTTTTTCTCTATAGACTGTAACGAGATAGATTTTGCTATCTCTAATCCTACACATTTTCTGTCTCCGCATGTAGGAAGATAAGACCATTTGTGATTTTCAAATGTACATACTTTTCCACAATAACAATATCGTCTATCTCCGATATAAGTGGAAAAGTATTCTTCTTCAGTAAGATTGTGACTGGCCAAGTATTGTGAGAACTTTCCATTAGTTTTACAGTATTCTTTGCCATCAATCTTTGATAAGACGTATTTGCTCTTCCCCTTCATCAGAAAGTAATTCATATAGATCACCGATTTTCATTTGTTTGATCTTTTTATTTATGCGAATCGTGATCAATGTATCATATTCTAAGCACAAATACTCTTGGCCAAACTTCAGGTCGCCTACCTTAGATCGCATCATCTTCTGCCAATTAGGGTCAGCACGTGTCGTCTCAACACCGTTGTCTGCCGTTACTGGGATCTCATCTACTGGTACGAAGATCGGGATGAATCCGTTGTTTCCTGATTGTGCTCCCCTCCACAGCTCAGCGTAGAGATCATGGTCGCCGTTTGGAGTAGACATGACCACACACGAACCACCTGTAGACAGAGTGGGTAAGATAGAAGCCCACATCTCATCTTGAATTCGCTTGCTGACGTGAGCCAACTCGTCACAGATGAACAGAGCAACAGATCTACCACGACCAGTAGTTTCAGTAGTCGCTTCTGACCAGATCTTAGAACCGTTGTCAAATTCTACCGAGCCGCGGTTGTAGAACGGAACCCCAGGGCGGAGGAAGTCAGGAGTGCTCTCATACATGAACTTGATACGGTTCATGATATCCGAAGCACCCTTCTGTTTGTTTGAGGCGACCAGGACGTTTTTATCAGAGTGGAAGCTTGCAAACCAGAACGCGAACGCAGCCGTTGTCTCAGTCTTTCCACACTGACGACCGATCATCAGAATGTTGAAACGGTTATGATGTAGAGACTCAACGATGCGAATCTGATAAGGTCTCAACCTGAACTTGATCTTACCTAACTTTTGGTGTTGAATATAGCAATAGTTAGAGATGAAGTAGACAGGATCTTCAGCACAACGCTTCAGCTCTTGCAGCTGCTCGGCAGTGTACTCAACTTTCGCGTTGGGTTTCTTTATGAACTCTGAAGCCATGGCTCGCCTTAAGCAGCACTGCCCATCTCGCGATAAGTAGCTTCAATGATATTGAAAGCGTCATCTGCGTGTAGCAGATTTGCACAGTGAGTGTAGTCTTGCTTGTACTCGGTTACTGCTAGATCACCCATACTACCATGCTGCTGAGTGCCTTGTACCTTCACGACTTGAGCAGCACGACTGTACAGTTTCTTGCCTTCTTCATCTAACCTGGTGGTCTGCAGAAAACCAACCAATGCTGAACACTGATCTGAACCAGGCGTGATTGACAGGAGAGTTCCTGACACGATTCCCTTGGTGTTGTAGGTAATACCGATGACGAGGTCGCCAACTTTTGCTTCTCTTCCGTTCTTGTAGTGCATTATGTTCTCCTATATGATGTGTTCTTTTACAGCAGTTGCTTTCCCTTTTCGGTCACCTCATAGTGAACGTCGGGTGAATGATACATTCGAAGTAATCCCATCTTCATCAATCGGGTCAGCGATCTTTGCTTCTCTGGCTGAGTGTGAAAATTGGGATCTTCGTGAATCTTGTGCGCGCTTCTCAAGAGATCACGCTCCGAAACTGTTAAGTTCGGTTGAATGATGTTTTGTGTGATCTCTGATAGTTTCATGATTAGCTCAAGCAATTCAATTTATACTTTGATTTATAGATCTCTCCCAACATCTCTTCGAACTTGTTGATGATGAACGAGTCACTTCCAGCAGAAACTCTACCGTCGACTTCCAACCAATCAACTAGTTCTTGAATGAAAGCGTTCGGGTCTGTCATACCCTTGAAACAATCATCAGCTTGGATGTCGATCGTCAGGATTCCGTGTTTACCTTGGTACATCTCAGCCAACTCGTCTGCAAACGCCAACAGAGCATCATACAGCTCGTTCAGGGCGAGGTGTTGTGCAAACGATCGAGCCGCCAAGTGCAGTTCATGAGCTTTGTCACGGGCGGCAAAAATACCAGCTATGAGATTTGAAATAGCAGGTTGAGGAGGTAGTTCCGGAACTGCGATCGAGTTTGCTTGAGGTACCGCAGTCATGCTAGTAGGATCCGCTCCGGTAGTCTGAGCTGGAACGGGAGGCTCAAACGTCAGGTCAACATACTCTTTGAAAGAGACAGCATCTACACTCTCGGTAACGAGACCTAGACGCTTACGGGTGACAGCGTTAGCATAGGCCCAGTAACGGGGTCCCTTCTTACCGATCGCCTTCGTAGCAGCTTCTTTAGCTGAGTTCCAGATCGCTTCAACTTTAGCGAGAGATCTTCCTGATTGTTTTGCGTAACTCTTCAGTGCGTTTGCTGGCATGTTTATTTTCCTCTAAGAGCGATAACGTGGTCTTTCGGTCTCGTGAGGAAGTTCGCTCTCTTCAGCACGGTCTTACAGGTTATGATGTACTTTCCCTTGCTCTTATCAAAATCTAGTGCAAATGGGATATTGATCTTCTTGAATGTGTCAATAATGACTCCGTTGAACTCACCACGCTTTATTTCATCGTTGTGGTTTCCAGCTTCTTGGAAGATATCTTTGTAGTGCTTTTTCAGCTTCCTAAAGACAGCATAGAGTTCATCTGGAGTAACGTCATCTCTCTTGTAACCCTTTTCGTCAACTGCGCCATCAGAAATTCTATCTCCGAAATGCTTTGAGAAGTTGATGATGATGTCGATCGTGATAAAGCTCTTCTTGATCTCGTTCTCAATGTTGATGATGTCTTGTTGTGACATCTCAAGTAGGTCTCTGACTCTCATAGTTTTACTTCTTCCACTTTAACGATCTTAACTTTCTCGGGGTAGAGAGGAACGTACTCTGGAACATTCGAAGTACCAGATCCGTCATAGTAAGCACCATCGTACCCTTCTACCTTTAATCTCTCTAAACTTTGCTTAGAGAGGGAACCAATTTGTTGCATCGTCTCGTATCGTTTGACTTTCTTGAAAGAGAAAGTCACCGTATAGAGATAAGCTACCTTCTTCTTATTTGTTTTAGCCTTACATCGTGCATACCCTCTAGCAGCGTCTTCTTGTGGTGTAAAGTAAGACACTCCTTCAAACTTCTCAATCTTGTGATCAGTTCCGTGGTAAGCAGTGATCTCTTTTGACTCCTTCAAGCTTAAAACATCATCCTGTGCTTTCACTGAGTATTTTCGAATTTTGTCTATGTAACCATTATTGCGCAGCGCCTTGAAGGTAAGATTTTCTACGCTGTGCTCACCCTCTGCTTGTAATCCAGCAGCACGCATACGCGAGATCTTGTCAAGCAAGTCACGGATCTTCTTGATGTCATCTGACTTAGAGTCAATGAGCTCATCTATCTCTACAGTAAGTTCTTTCATCTTCGCCTTGATCGCAACAGAACTCACAGCGATCTTCTTCTTTTCAGGCTTCTTTGACCAAGCATCTTTTGTCAGAGAGTAAGTACCAGAATCAGACACTAATTTCTCGATTGCAGTAGTCACGTAAACTTCTACAGGAATGTCATAGATCGTGATGTCATGACGGTCGTTCCACAGAGATTTTTTTGCCTGCAAACAGTCTTCTATCTTTACTCGGCAAGCTTCACACCTAGCAAGATCTTCAGGATCAACCAATAGGTGAAGGTCTAAGTCTGACTGTATCGTCCAGTTGAAGTTTGCGTTACTTCCGGTCACCACGTAGTCAGCGATCTTGACGCCGTTTAGCTCAAGTGTCTCGACGAACTTCTTCGCGATCTCCATCAGCTTCGTCTTAACTTTTGGTGCAAGTATGTATTGTTCTCCCTGAAGCTTCCAGAGCTTCGGGTTTAGCTTGTCATGGTAGGCAAGCTTCAAGTCCATCTCTAACAATGAAGAAAGCTTCATTCTTTCTCCAGAGTAAACTTAACTTGACGACTTCCATCGTCCATTACCTTCAGCTTGTAACCTTTCAAATACTTCTTGATCATCTTTTCATATAAGCTAGCACGATCTGAACCGCTTGTCTTGTCAGCAGTGAATCTGATAGTCTGCGGATGTCGTTTCTTGATCATCTCTTCAAAACACTGGGCAATGAAAGAAAATACGTCAAATTCTTTACCAGACTTTGTCAACTCATAAGTATGTCTACCTGAAGGTAGATCTTCGGAGAACTCAACATGCCAAAGATCCTGACCGGGTTCTTTACTCATCCGGGCTCCAAGGAATCGAATTACACGATCACCTATCTTTGCTTGAGCTTCATACTCAAGCGTAGAATCATTCAATACTTCAAAGTCAGTAATCTTCTTGCTTAGGATCTCAAATAGTTTCATTGCTTCTCCGGCGCGATTTCTTCTTATTTATGACTTGCTTTTGAGCGCCCTGTAATCGCGTATTCTTTCTTTAAATCTTCAAGAGAGCCCGCGATCTTTTCTGCATCTTCGAGGTCTGCCGAATTTGCAATTGGATCTGTGACCACTAATTCTCCATTTCTAAGCATCAAATTGCCTGAGTGAATGTCAATATAATTTCCACCCTTGATCGTTGCATCAATAAGCTTCTTTATCTCTTCACAAAACTTAAACGGATCACCAACTAGATGCTTCAATCTTTCTAGATTTACATCAGTCAAAGATGCAAGTAGATCTTCATTTTTTTCATCTTGCTTTAGATGGGTAAAAATGTGATGTATTAATCTTGAATCTTGCGGTCTTTCAAGATGATCAAGATGTTCCATTCTCACAAACCGGATCTTTTCTGGAAATTCCCTTGAGCGCATAAAGAAAGAAGAAAGTTCTTTAGGTTTCGATAGAAGTTTTGGAAAGTATTTACTTGGATGTTTGGAGATGTAATTTATGAAATCATCATACGCAGCGTCTTTTATCCAAAACTTAACAACACCGGACGCCCCCTTCATCACTACTCCGAAAGCTCCTCTTCCTGATTCTTTATATCCAGTTTTTGTCATAGACCCTAAAACGTCTTCTAAGTTAGAATCATAGAACTTCTTGACACCTACTAATTCATAGAGCTTCATTGTAATAAGTTCTCCAATTTGTCGAAAAAGTTCTGTGTCTTTGAGTGAAGATTGTCAGGTAGATCGGTAAGTTTGAATTCCTTGACCTTACTGACCTCAGGTGTTGTAGAAGCTGCACCCGACTCAACTTTCAATGAGAAGTATGTTGCGTCACCGATCTCAGCAATCTTCTTCAACTCACTTACATTGATCTTCAACTGCGCTTCTTCTTGAAGTTCTCTCACAGCTGCTTCCACGGCAGATTCACCCTCATCAACATGTCCACCGAAGAAGTTCCACTGGTTTGAATTCTTCATAGAAGGAGATCGCTTTCCGAGAATCAACTTGTTAAGTGTAAAGAGGATCACCCAAGCTGTCTTGGAAGTCTTCTTCTCAAAAAGTTCTTCTAATTTCATTTCTCTGCCTCAATGATCTTACCTTGGTTGAAGATCTGGTCAAGGATCGAATTGCGATCAGCAACGATCACAGTCTGGTTGACTGTACCGGGTGTGCCTGCTTCTCGTTCTGCATGTCGAACTTTCTGGCGCTTGAACTTTGCATCAACGCGAGAGTTAACGGCATTCAGCGCGATGGTGAGATATTGGGCTGCAACTTCGGCATTACGAGCAGCAAACTTTGGATCGGTCTCCTGAGCGATGCGTGAGCTCTTCTCGAAAGCTACGATCGCACTAGTATGAATGTTCTCTAACTGAGCATCAATGTGTAGATCTTCAAGACGCTCTTCCTTCTCAAGCTCAGGTAGTGAAGGAGTCGAGGAACGCTCAACTATGTCACCTGTAGTTGGATCTACTAACGTTGATGCACGTTCACTCTCAGAAGTCTCGAATCTATCATTGAAGACTGGAGTTGACTCCGGCTCAATGTTGAAAACAGCTTCTAGGGGACTTGGAGTTTTGTTTGGGTCACTCATTCTGAACCTCTCTTAGTTCTTACCTTGCTTACATCAATGTAGCATTTAATCCATAATTCTGGTAAATTAGCTTTGATAAATTTTTTTACTGTTGAATTTGTGCATTTAAGTTCGATTGCAAGCAATTGATGCCATCCTTTTTGGGTAACGTCAATAGTACTATTGACGATCTTATCACGCCAAACTACAGTCTTAAGCTCATATTTAGTCGGTTGTCTTTCTCTAGGTAGTTTTTCTTTCTTTTTGTACTTCATACCAACTCGAGAGTTTAGATATTTTTTACGGTAATCAAGAGTTTTCCATCTATCTTTTGATTCGATAGATCTTCTTTCTTTAAGATCGGTAGATTCATATGCACGTTTTATTCCGATAGCTCTGGCTAAACGATGATCTTCACATTTCCAAGAATCTTTTACACGATTAGATTGTTCTTCATTTAATTTTGTGCCTTTTGCCCAAATAGATTGCATTAGTAGAGAATATTGATCTTTTTCTTCTAAAGTCAAAGAAGCACGATATAATTTAGTAGTAGATGAAAGTTTATCTCTAGCTTCTTTACTTTCAAGTCTCTTTTTAACGGCTTTACTAATTGCTTGTCTAACTGAAGAAGATTTATCAGAATCCCAGAACTTTTTAAGACCCTCTTTGCGAGATAATCTAGCAATTGGAGTTTGAGATAGAGGCCATTGATACCCACCACCAAGAGCCAAGTTCATACACATTGGATCGTTGATTATCTCTTCAGTAATCAATTCATATTCTCTCTTCTTTAAACTGATACGATCAAAAAGATGCTCAAGAATTTCAATAGAATGGTTTTCTTTACCGTATTTCTTAATTGATCTTGAAATAATAGTGCCGCTTCCTATATAACCATCATTAAGATTATCGGTTGAGTGCATTCCAAGATAATATCGTTTAGTTATAAGACACGTTGTCTTGTAAATGAAATGATATTTCTTTGGATTTGTGTACCAATTTTGTTTCTTTTCCATCTCTATTCTCCTAAAAGTATTTATAGAGATACAAAAAAAAGTTATTAGAGGAAAAGCTCCCTTTCTGTCAATACACGAAACTTTACACCGTGGCTCTCACAGTAAGCTTTTGCAGCAGTCCACTTGGCTTGGTTGATAACCATCTGGACAGTATCATACGTGCTTGGTTTCTTTCTCTTGCCTTTATTACTCACAACTCGATTCGGATCTTGACATGCAGGTTTGATCTCGATCACTTCGGTCAAGACGTTTCCGTTTCGATCTTTGTACTTGACAATGAAATCTGGGTAGTACGAGCATACCTTCTTCTTGATCGGATTCATGTATGGAATCTTGAACTCTTCAGATCCCCACAACAAAATGTTTGGGTTCTTGTCACAGAAGTCCATAAAGCGTAACTCCCATGAACTCAAGAACCTGATCTTAGTAGGGTCGCCAAGATACTTCTCAACGTTGATCGGTGTATAAAGTCCCTTAGCCATTTATCAAGGCCCTGTCTGCCCGGTGTTAGTAGACGGTAAAGCCGTAGGAGTCACCGTCTGATTAGTCGTTGCGGTTCCACCTGCATTTGTCAAATTCATCCCCGTGGAGATCGAGTCAAGAGTTTCAGAGATGTTCTTTGAAACCGTATCACCTGCGCTGCTAACCGCCTGGCCAAGCGATGATCCTGAGATTGCAGTTCCAGCCTGACTAACCAAACCACCCAACGCAGTCGGGATGTTTTGAATTAGATCAGATCCCTTGCGAAGTGAATCATAGATTGACGGAGCAGGCTGTTTAACAGCTGGATTCTTATCGGAGTACATCGAAGCTCCGCTGTTATCTCCACCGTTCGTAAGACCAGAAGTACCACCCGCCTTAAAGAGATCTGTTTGACCCCAAGAGTGAATCGTTGTCTTGTTTTGTGTTTCTACGTGGATTGCGTCATAGCTGAAGGTGATATTTGCCATCGAACCGGCGGTCTCTTCATGAGTCAAGTCGTCAAATTCAAATGACTCGATACGTGGGTTCATGAACACAAATCTATTTGACTCAGGTCCTTGTCCCTTTGTTGGATCTACAAAGATCTGCTCGAGAATGATCTTCTGTCCCTTGAAGTGAGAATATGCATCTTTATATGGGATCGTCGATGAAGCTTTGCCCCAACCAATGTCTATACCGTAGTTACCTTTACCAGTCCCGGAAGTAGCTTCAAGGTAACCCTTGAAGAAATTAAAGACCGTGTTAGTTACTTCATCCAAGAATTGAATCGCGAGAGGTTCATACGTTACTGAGGTTAGAACTCGAGTTCTGAAGTTGTAATAGTTTACGTCAGTGTGGTTAAACTTAACACGAGGTTTGTCTACCCGATGTACGAAGTACTCAAAACTATCACCACCCGGGAACCCATAAAAACCAACTTTGAATAAGAACTTAAATTTAGGATAGTGTGCATTGAGATCATCTGCATAATGAACAGATTCCCATGCACCTTTAACACCAAATTTTGCCGAGGTGATCGGAGACAGGATCCCAGGAAGCTCAGCAAAGGGTGTAGGTATCTTTGCAAGCGATGGAATTCTGCTTCCTAAACCTGGAATTCCACCGATTGTCTGGGGAATGCTGCCACTCAACGACGAAATGTCAGAAGGTGACATATTTTGTGCCTGAAAAGCATCGATCGTAGTGTTGATGTTTGCAGCACTAGTCGTGTCTTGAAGATTTAGAGGAGCCAGTACTGGTTCAGATCCTGGGATTGCCATTCTTTACTCCTTCTTAGAAGACTTCTTGCTTGAAGCATTCTTAACATCTTCTTCTGTTTCTTCTTCCCCTTCAGATCCGCTCTTAAGTAGTCTCAGAAGATCTGATACTAATCTGACCGCCGGGCGCCCAAGAGTCTTACCGAGAACGATCTCTCGGAGGTAGGAGACATCACCCTTGATGACGTAGCCTGTCTTCTTCTTGGTGTCAACTTCATGCTTGTGAAAGAGACGCTTGATCTCCTTGTCAAGATCTCCACCCTTTTCGATCTTCAGTGGTGTAAGAGAGTCAATCTCAAAGTCACCAGAGTCAGTGCTGTTGTCAAACGTTAAAGTGATTGGCTTTCCGTTTGGTCCCTTGATCGTACTCTTTTCATGGGCTACCCCGATGAACTTCTTTTCGTCATCGCGTTTTGGGTCAGTGACGATCCCGGCTTTCTTCTTGAAGAGCAACATCGCGATTGTGTCAACCGGTACCTGTTTCTCTTTGGTTTCAAATAATTCTTGGACTTTCATCAAGTTCTCCTAGATCAGACTTATTTACAATTGGTGAGAAAACAACAAAGGCCACCTTATCGTGGCCTTTATTAACATCACGTTCCTTCCTCTCTTAAACAATTCTTCCGTTTACGATCTTGCGACCCTTACCATTGGCGTCTTCTTTCCATGAAGAACTACCACCGAGCTTTACACCCAAATACATGAAGAAACGACGCCAAGATACTACTCCTTCAACCTTCATCGCTTCAAAGAAGACTTTATTTGCAGTTTGTTCATCACAAATTTCATGGTGATGATACAACCAATCATGAACTACCGAAGACTTATGAGCCGTATCTCCGAAAAAAGTATACAGGATTGGTAAGCGCGGTACACTCGCATAGTCAGTTAGAAATCCACTCTCGATCTTGATTGTCTTTCCAAGGATGTCAGATCTATACTGAAACGGAGTAACGATCTTCCAGATCCCTCGACCATCACATGCATTGCTATCAACACACTCTGTAACTAATTCTGTCAGAAAAGCACTCATGCTTTCTCCTTAATATCCACAGGTTGGACAACCTGTTATATGAGGGTTATCTAACCAGAGGGTTTCTCCTCCGTGATCTCCACCCTGTACAGCCCAAATCTTTTTCCACTGCTTTCCGTTCAGCTTACCAACAGACTTGACTTTTACTCTACGCTTCTCCTTAGTAGGAGATCTTACTGGTACCGTGGGAGAAATTGAACTAGAAAATTCTTTGGCAATCGCATCAGTTCCAAGATACACAATGCTCTTATTACCAGTCTCAGGCTTGTACTCTCGCTTGACATTATGTCCGCTGTGTCCATGAGAGAAGAGTTCAGCAAGCTTCATTCATCTAATCCATACAAGATGAGATCATCGAGAAGCACCCGATGATCTCATCTTGTTCTACCTTCTGGTAGACTCTTAGCTATTGATCAGACCGCCGATCGCAGAACCGGTTACAACCGAGTTCAGGATCTGACGAGCATGGTCAAAGCGAACGGTCAAGTCAATGGTGACTTTTTCACCGGTTGAGTAGTCCAAATCGCCCCAGTTCACTGCCTGTAGGAAGCAGCCTTCATACTTCCAAGATTCAGTAACTGCTTCATTACCGTCAAGCATCTCAAGTTGCATACCGAACTTGTAAGAGAACGCTGTAGGAGCGGTATTTAGCCATGGGCCGGTTACACCGATCAAACGCTGCTGCATCTCAAGCTGAGACTGGATCGCGTGCGTTGCACGGTTGGTAATGTCATCTTCTATCGTCAGAGTTGCTGGATCGAAGGTGTGCTTACCTGCAACATAAACGCGAGAGTTGTAACGGTCAAGCTGAACGTCTTCAAACGAAAGGCTCGGACGAGTATGAGTGATGACCTGAAGGGATAGATCGTTGGGAACGCCGGAAGTAGATCCGGAAATTCCACCGAGACCGGTGAAGAGAACTCTCCAACGGTTTTTAGCTT